GAGAGAGCCATTTGTTGATACATTGGTGCGCCGGTTAAACCTGTTTCTTCAGGAATCATTGCGCCACTAGCTGCGCCTACTGCTGCGCCTTGCACATAAGGGTTTGCCTTAGCAAAGCTAGGAATCATGCCTACACCTTTAGCTACACCTGCGGCTGGCAATACAGCACCGCCAATACGCCCACCCATGTATGAAGCAGGGTTAGCTTGCGAATACATTTCAGAATTTTGGGCTAAACGCTGTGCTGCACCGCTTACGCCACCACGACCACCTGTAACTAATTGTGCGCCAGCCATTAAAGGGTCTATTGCAGAACGAGTAGCGCCTGCTATAAACGATTCTAGGGGTCTTGGAGTTTCTTGCACATTTAAACGAACACCACGAACCGGCCTACCAACTACAGCACCGCCACCCGTTTCAGCAAATTGTGATTGAGTTGGCTGTGGTTGTGTTGGTTGTAATGAAACCAAACCTTCGTTAGAAAGTTTAGTTAAATCACCGCTTCTTAAAGCTAATAAATCAGCATCAGAAAGTTTGGATAAATCCATTACTTTAGCCCTCTGCGTTTAAGTTCAGCGTCAATGGCTGATTGATTTGGCAAGCTAGTTGTAGGTGTAACCTGTCTTGGTTGCTGCCCTATGGCTTGTGCGCCTAGGTTTGCACCACGACCTGCGGCAATACCAATATCTCGCTCTGCTTGTTCCCTTGCAGCAGCTTTTTGAGCAATTTGTTCAGGTTTATCACCAAATACAGGGAAAAATGTACGGTTGTTTCGTACAACTTCAGGCTCAGTTGCAGCAGCACCCGTTTTAAAGCGCAAATACGCTTCTGACCATTGGTCTTGGGCTTGTTTATATTGCTGTGCAGCAACAGGTATAAGTGGGTTAGCAGCACCGCCAGCCAATTTAACAGCAGTTTGACTTTTAAACGATGTTGGGTCAAATCCTTGACCTTCCAATGTATTTACTGCATTACTAGCAGAAACCATTTGGCTTTGGAAAGCTGCGGCTTTACCTTGAGATTCAGTTAAATCTTTGCCAGCACCTTTTTGTGATTTATCAAATTCAAATTTTTCTCGCTCAATAGCAAGTTGTGCTTGCTGATACGGTGTAATTTGGTTTTTAAAGTCATTAAAAGTACCCTTAAATCCTTGCGATTTTGCAAAATCAAAATTCTGCATATCAGTCGTAGGTTTAACAGTTTCAGGAATAACATTTTTAAGAACAGATGGTAAATACTCTTTGCCTGCACCATAAGGATTTGTACGAATTTCACGCAATGCCCCAGCTAAATCAGGTGCTACGGCAGGCTTAACGCCTACAGGCATAGGGACATTACCTGTGTATGGGCCAGCCATTTCAGTAGATTGTGCAGGCGTTCCTGTTATCTTATTTAAAATTGATTCTTCGGTAACATTTCGACCTTCACGAATTTGACGAGCCAATTCTACAGCTTGTTTGTCACCTTTTTCAGCCAATCGTGTGCCAGCGTAGAGTTGGGCTAATGGGGCTAAGTTCTGAAAAATGCTAGGAGCAACATAACGACCACTAACCATTTGGCCTTGTGGCTGCTGAAAACCTTGTTGCATTAACAACTGCGCCAGTTGTTGTTGGCGATTTAATTGCTGTTGTTGCTGTAAAATTTCAGGTGGCAAAGTGCCTGTTAGATTTATATCAGCCATTTAAAGCTCCATAATTAACCATTTTGATGCCATCAGGTCTTGTAATAACTGCTTCAGGCATAAATTCTTCAACTTCGTGAGCCATGTAACCCATAAACTTGCCATGACCTGCTTCGTTTTTCCATTCAGGCTTGTATTCGTATATATAAACAGGCAAACCAATCTTAGAAACGCCAATTTCAACAATGTTTTCTTTAGTGCGAATATCTGAAGTGAATGTGCCTGCTGGAGCCATCATTGCTGCACCACCTAAATTCATTAATCCACTTGTCATAGCAGCATTTCTAGCTTGTTCAGCGTTGTAATTGCTTAAATTGTAGTTACCAGTAGCAGTAGTAGCACCTAAAATATCAGGACCAGCCGTAGTTGCTTGATTTGTAGGGTTTACATAATTAGGAGTAGCCAATGCTTTTACATTGCTTGCATAAGTAAATGGGGCAGCTAAATTAGTGTTATATGTTTTTAAATCTTGACCAAATTGGTTGGCATTTGCTCGCAATCCAACATCAAAACCGCTAGTAATTGCACTTGTTAGCTTGTCGTTTTGACTTTGTTGCAACAACTGTTTAGCATTATTGTAGGCTTGCGAACCAGGCATAATGCCTTGATTTGCTAATTGTTGGTCTGACATTTCATTTTGCATCTGAATCTGTGGCTGCAATCTACGCATAATAGCGTCAGAATAAGTTTCGCCAGGGTTAATACCAACAGAAGGTAAGTTGGAAGGGTCAAACTGGCTAAAATCGTAATTTCCTACAGCTTCCATTGATTGATTAATGGCAGGCTCTAATGCACTAGAAGCAGTCTGAGTTGCTGTCCAAGTTGGATTGCCGTATTGGTCAGTACCAGTTTGCTCGTAATTAACATTACCGTAAGGGGTAACTTGATTTACACGGTTAGCTGCTGTGGCTGCACGGGCAGCGTCTAAGTTACCTTGTGAAGTAGCGGTAGCTGCCCCTGCGTAATCAGGGGCAGGTGGGGCTTCAGGGCCACCACCAAAAATACTACTAACTGCATCAGCAATAAAACTCATGTTAATCTCCTTACCTTGTTCAAATCTGCGTTTAACTGTAACCATTTACAATTTTCACGCTTCATAGTCATTATTACTAAATCACCATCTATGTGGGCATCAGCAATATTGGCTATTTCTTTGAAACCAAGGTGTCGGCTTAATTTCAGGGATTTTTCGTTATTCCCTGCTATTGTCGCTATTATAACCTTCAGATTCAAAATATTAAAAGGGTAATCAAACATAGCCCAAAGAAAATCTTTATTCATAAAATTGCCTTCACCTGCAAGACTAAAATTACACGATTTACCTTGAAAATTGCTATAACTTGCTACCGCTTTTAATTCACCATCTATTTTCTGCCCTATACACATCAAGTTTTTAGATGTTCCACCACCTAATTTGTTGCTTATCCATCGAGCCAAATCAGCTTGATTTTCAGTAGTAACAACCCTCAAATGACTGAGCCTTTTTCCATTACATAGTCGGTAGATACCCAATGCACATCAATCCCTTGAGAAACAATGTTTAAGTTGATTCCGGCAGAGTACCCAATTCCACTTACACCTTGCCAATTACGGTAAATAATAAGGTTTCCTGCCCAGTTAAAGTTGTCCCAAGTAGCTGCATCCCATACGCCTACGGTTGTTGGGACTGATTGGAATGACACTTGACCAAGGTTGTTTTGGGTCTGAAAGTCGGTATTAATACCAGCATAAACGCCAGGTGCGCCAGCATCTACCAAGAAAGTAGGGCGAATCATAGTAAATCGCTTTTGCTGACCTGGCAAATCAAAGTAGGTATAAGCCTGTTGGCAGGTAGCTGAAATAGGCTCTCCGTCATCTGCATAGCCATTCCAAAAATTACCTACATAGCCATTTCCACCAAAATACAAATTATCATTGTGGATTTCATACACATTTGAATCTATGCCTACAAAGTTAGCCCAAGCCTTAGATATGGTGTGCATTACATATTGTTCAGTTCCCGATGGGTTGGGAATATTGATTAATAACATATTTGGCTTTGGAAAATGTATAACTTGCCAACCAAATTCAGTAGAGTATGCGTCTGCGTCTTTGCTAATTTCGTAGAAAATCTTATCTGTTATGTTAATTCTAGGGTCTAACCTGCTAGATTGAAGCGCGCCTGCAAGGGGAACTAAACCGCCTTGGGTAAGCAAAAGAATATCCCCAGCAAATTTATAGAAAAATCTACGGCTAAATATATAACCTAGCTGCCATACGCCTTTTAAAGCCCATGTTGTAGCACTTGTTGGGTCTGTTCCGTTATAGACTATAACTTCACCCATGTTTGTAGCAAATACAGCGTAATCATCTGCGCCTTGACCTGCGTCAAGAGTCCATGTAGCCATACCTTGCATAAAACCACCGCTTTTAGCTATTCCACCAAAATCCAATGGTCT